TCATGGCATTGCCGACAGAAATCGGCAGGCCATCCAGCGTCTTTTGCCGCAGAATGGCAGCGCGACCAGCAGCGAGGTTGTTGATATCCAGCGCACTGCCCGCCGCAGCCTTATTCAACCGCGCGGCGGCCGTGCCGAACACCGCAGCCGGGCCGTTCGTCAGTGTCGGGCCATCGCCATTCGCCTGATTGAGCAGCGCATAGGCGGTGGCATTCTCGAAATCCGCCACGCGCCGACCAATGGCGGCCGCGAAATCCGTGAAGGCCCCCAGGTCATCATTCACCAGCATGGGCCGCGTCACGCGGATGCGCCGCGCGAAGGTTTGCAGCAGGACGATTTCCTGGCTTTCCGACATGGTGCCGGCCTGGATCTCGCCATTTTCCATCAGCGGCATGAGCGTCGGGAAATCACCGACCCGCAGATGACGGTGCGGCTTGAAGTCGCGGAAATCGCGCCGAAGGAAGATCTGGCGGTAACTCGGCGCTGCCGGCTGATAGGCCGCAAGCAGCATCTTGTTCGCCGCCGCCGAGAGCAGCAACGGAAAGTCAGACGTGGTGTGAAAAGCGCGTTCCGCCAGTAGCGCGGGGTTGCGCGGCACCTGGCGCTCGCCACGCAGGCGGAGCAATTCGCCGATCATGTCGGACGGCCGCCAACCCATGAATTCGGTGTGGCGGCCTGCGCCTTGCGGCTGGTAGCCCGGCATGGAGCGTGCGGCGAGCGCTTCCGCCATGGCGTCCAGGATGGCCGCCGGCGCATCATGCCCCGGCCCGATTTCCGGTCGCGCGGGGACAGAGGGCGGTGCGGTGTTACGCAGCAGCGCTTCAAACATCGCGCGCTGCGCTTGCTCGGCGTTCCACCCACGCTCCACCGCCTCACGCCGGATCGGGGCGACAATGTCCGGTGCAATCACGCTGCGCGCCGCCTCGATCGCGGAATCAATGGTAGCGATGCGTTCGCGTTCGGCGCGTTGTGCCTCCGCGCGCAAGGCTTCCAAATCCAACACAGGCGCGGGCGGTAAATCCACCTGCGGCACAGTGACAGGCGACGCGGCTTGCGGCGCCGGAGGGGCTGCCGGGGTTTCCGGCGTCGTCTCGGTCATAGAGGGTTCCTCATTATCCAGGGCAGGTTCAATGGCGAAGGACGGCGCGCCCTGCGGCGCCGCGCCACGCACTTGCGCATCCCGATCAACCGGGATGGGCACGATGGAGATCTCGAAAGGTTCCCAATCCACGGCGCGGTAGATCATCTCTCCGCTTGCCGGATCGGGACGCTGGTCATAGCGATGCACGCGGTAGCCGATGCTGACGGCGCGCAAAGTGCCATCGGCAATGCGCTGCCAGAGCGGTTCCACATCAGCGGCACTGGAGAATTGCAGCCGGGCATGGCCGCGCCCGCCTTCAAGCCTGGCGGCGATCACACGGCCCAGCACATCCCGCGCATCGCTGCTGCGGTGCGTGTTCAGCACCGGCGCATTACCCGAACGCAGCTGCGCCATGCGCACCGCATTGGGCGACATATCCAGTTCCTCGGTAATGCCGCCGAGGGATGGCACAAAGTTCCGCGCCCTTGCGCCGGTGGACCACACCACATCGACGCTGCGCGTGGCGCGATCCACGCTGGTGGGTGCTGCCAAGGCGCGCTGGGCGATGATCGATTGCCCATCAGTCGGAAGTCGATCGGGCAAAGCGGGGGTGTCCGGCGCGGGATCGCTCCCGCCCGGTTCAGGCATTTTTGTCATGTGCTGGTCCTTTGAGGGGTCGCTTACGGCGCGGCGTATCCCTGCAGATTGGCAATCACGACACTGCCGGCGGTGACCGCTTGGACATTCAGCGCCGCATTGGCCGTGCCCCTGAGCGGGCTCGGGAAGACAATGTCATAGACACCGCTATTGCCAGGCAGCAGGCAGCGCCAGAGCACCGTCGCCGCACCATCCTTGATCTGAAACTCCGTCGCAGTGGCTGAGGCATTCTGCACCTGAACGCCCGTCACGTAATTCCGAACGCCAGCCCCCGCCGCAGCCTTCGCCGCCGTATCGGCAGCCGTTGCGAGGCCAGCAACCGGCCCCGCATAGGCCCAATCCAACTCCGGGATGGAGAAGGGCTTGCTGACCAAAGCGCCAATCAGCGTCGCCAACAGATCAACACCGCGCCCCGTCGTCACCGCCAGGGGATTGGCCGAGGCACCCGTTGCCACCAACACCGGCAGGGCACCGGCGGCATTCCGCGCCTGTCCCCCCGCGGGCGTGACTGTTGGCACCCCAACCACATTGACCGCGACACTCTGCCCCGCCGCGGATTGCCCGCGCCCGGCGGTGATTTCCGCCGTCAATTCGGCGTAATCCTGCACCGCCAGAAACTGCACCACCGCATTGGTATTGCTCGCCGGCGGCGTTGCACCATTCAGCCAGCGCAGCCGCACCTTATAGAGCGCATTGGGATCCGGGATTTGCTGATGCCGGCGATAGGAATTGGCGCGGCCCGTCGCGGCATCCAAAGCCCCGCCGTGAAACCAGGCTTCATCAGCGAAAGCCTCAATCTCATAAATGCTGCCGCTGACCGAGGTCGGAAACGTGACCGCCGCCGAGGAAAGCCGCGCGAGGCCACCATTCTGCACCTCATACTTCGCCGAGGTGGGCGTGATGCCATCAAACAGCAGCGCAATGGCGTGCTGGCCATCAGGCTGACCGGTCTCGCGGTTCACACTCACCGCCTCCACCAGGAAACCCTGATTGGCGATGCGTTGCGATAGCGTCAGCGCGATGGAAACGCGAAAGGGGATGGTGAAAACCTCGGTGCTCAGCACCCAGCTTTCCGCACCAGCGACAACACCACTGCCCATGGTGAGCACGCCACCGGCAACGCTCAGGCTGGTGCCGTTGCCAAGCTGCTGGGTCCATTTGCCGGGATTGAGGTCGGTGCCGGTAAAGCTGTCGCGCCATTTCTTTTGGACGCTCTTGACCTTCACCATGTCCTCAATCGGATCGTAGCCGCCAGTGCTCATGCTGCTGCTCCGGGAGTGTTGTTCTGTCGCGGCGGTGCCGCCGCGCCGGTGGCGGCGATTTCCACCGCCGCCATTTGCGCCGCATCCTGCGCGCCACCGGATTTGGCGACGCGGCGCGGATCGGTATCAAGCGAGATACCCGCCGCATCCAGCGCGGCATTCGCCTTGCGGATTTCCTCGACCGCCTGGCGGAAATCATAACCAAAGGCGCCTGTGGCTTCGGATTGCGGCGTGAAGCCAGCGCGGACCTGCGCGATCAGCGCCGTGGTGTCCTTTAGCGGGTCGATCATTTCATGCGCCGGCGGCACATGGGAAACGCCATCGGGCATATCAGCGCCCCAAAGTCCGAGCAGCGCGCCTTGCGCGTGAAAGCGCTCCGCAATGGGCCGTACCAGCATCGGGATCAGCATGCCGTATTGCACCTGTTCGCAGAGGCGGCGGAATTCGATCTTGCCAGCGCGGAGGCTCGAGTAATTCGCCTGCGTCAGATCGCCGGAAACCTGGTCATAGGTGAGGCCCGTACCAACGGCGGCGGCTTCCAAGGCACGGCGGGCAAAAGCGGTATGCGATCCACCGCCCGATGGGTTCACCACCTCCACACTGCCCATGCCGCGCCGATAGAGGATCATCCCCGGCTCGAAGCTCTCCACCGCGCGGCCTTGCGCATCGCGCAGCAGGTTGGCGGCGGGACCGGTGAGCGTATCCTCGCCCTCCTCAGTCACCACGGCGGCGAGGCAGGCTTCGATCTTGGCCTTCATCAGCAGCGCGGCCTCGTAATCGCCGAGGTCGCGCAAGCGCAGGAGCACGGGTGCAAGCCAGGATACATCGCGCAATTGCCCAGGGCGGCGCTTGCGAAAGAGATGCAGCACATCGCGGGCCGGGATGAAGTCGCTGTTTTGCCAGGCTGCACCGGGCAGCATCCAGGCCGCGCCGGGATGGCTGCGATGCAGCCAATAGCCAATGGGCTCGCCCGCCGTGCCGAGTGCAATGCCCTGAATGGTCGGTGCGCCATTCACCATGCCGTGGCGCGACGTATCCAGATGATCGCTTTCCAGCACTTGCAGGCTGAGGCCGATCGGGTTTCGCGCCGATGGGCGCGTGGTGACCAACCGGATGAAGCATTCGCCGCTTTCCACCACCGCCCGCATGGCGAGCGCTTGCAGGCCATAGAGATCGAGCTTGCCCTCCGCATCGCAGGCGGTGCTGTCAGCCCAGCGGCGCCAGGCATCGGCGTGGCGTTCGTCGGGCCAGCGTGTGGTGATGCCGGCACCCACCGCGTTGCCGGTCCAGAGATCAACGATGCGCGCGGCATAAGGGTCATTGCGCACGGCGTCACGCGCGCGGCGGGCGATGCCTGGTGCGGCCATGCCGATCTCGGCCGTCGCGCTGCCGCCCGAGGCCGCCCAGCTTGAGGCACGACTATCCTGCGCTGCCGCGTAGCCCCGAAAGGCCCTCCAGGCGGCGCGCAGGCGGTGTTTCATGCGGTGGGGGCTCCGGAGATGGTATCAAGCAGCGGGATGGGGCCGTGGCAGGTGGCGCGACTACTGGCGGGGCCCTTCGGATCACGGCGAAGGGTCGGGCTCGTCCTCGTCAAGGAAGCTGCGCCTCTTGCGCTTAACCGGAGGGTGTAAAGGCCTCAGTTTTTCCGTAACCAAGGAAAGGATGATACGCGCCTTTGTTTCGGGATCCCGGTAACTCTTGAATGTTGCACGGATGGAGATCGGTAAACCGCTTTTGAACACCAATTTGGGGAATAGTTTCATTTGCACGGGTCCCACCGTGCGCGGCAGCAGCTTGGGCCATGCCAGGGCGATTGCCAGGTGAGAAACTACCCGCCTGAGCAGCAGGACGCGCTTGTCGTCTATTTTTTCAGGGTGAAGTTTTAGGGAAACGCTATCCCGAATGATTGGGCTCACGGTGAGAAAGACGCCAAACCCGAGATAGGCCAGACAGAGCAGAACGAGAATTTCGAGCATGCGGCGGTGCCTCCTTTCGAGAGGAGGATGAAAACAATCCCCCTATATATAGGGGACGCCTCTGCATGGTCGGACCGGGAGTTCCGCCCCTTCATCCGGAACGGGAAAAGCTGGCGAGCGTCATGCCCGGCCGCCGCGCGGCGGCGTTCTCCGCGCCGTAAAGCGCAGCAATGGCGCGGGCCAATTCATCCAGGCTGCGATATTCAACCGTGCGGCCTTCGAAGGTGACGCGCGTGACGCCGCCGGTATAGGCGGCAGCCAGCACGGCCGCGCGGCTGCCGGCTGGTTGTGCCAACGCCCAGGCGAGTGTGGCGGGGTCCATGAGTTATCTCCGGCGATCGCTGGCCTTCCGTCATTTTTCGGC